GGGTGGTGTTACCACCCAAGCCATGCAGCAGATGGGGCGCAACATGGCCCGCGTCGCCAACCAAGGCCCAGTCGGGCGCAAAACCAAGGGATGAGACCATCATGAAGGCTAAGCCTGTTCCGACCCCTGCGGTCAACGCTGACGCCCCCATGCCGCGCATGGTGGTGGGCAACATCGCCTCCGGCCCCACGCCCTCAGTCAAAACCTCCGGGATCAAGGTGCGTGGTGGTAAGGCGCAGACCAAGGGCAAGATGGCCCGAGGGCCGATGGCGTGAATTACTCGGCGCTGCTCACCGCCGTTCAGGACACGACTGAGAACACGTTCTCAGCGACGGACTTCGCCACTCTGACGAGGCTTGCTGAGCAGAAAATTTACCAGTCTGTTCAGCTTCCGATCCTTCGGAAGGATGCCACGCTACCCTTGACGGGCGGCGTGCAAACGCTGAGCCTACCGGCAGACTTCCTGGCGATGTACAGCCTCGCGGTGTACTCGACGCTCTTGGGTGGCGGCAACCGAGAGTTCCTCCTGAACAAGGATGTGAACTTCATGCGCGAGAGCTATCCGAACCCGGCCACTACAGGCACGCCAAGGTACTACGCCCTCGACGGCACGAGCACCCCTCTGATTCAAAAGATCATCCTGGGCCCCACGCCCGGGGCCAACTTCAGCGCTGAGCTGAACTACTTCTATCAGCCGGAGAGCATCGTCACGGCGACGAACACTTGGCTGGGCGACAACTTCGAGTCGGTGCTGTTCAACGCGGTCATGGTCGAAGCTGCGCGGTTCATGAAGGCTGAGCAGGATGTCATGGCGATGTACCAGAACCAGTTCAACGAGTCGTTTGTGCTGCTGAAGAACCTTGGTGATGGGAAGAACCGCCAGGACGCGTACCGCAGCGGTCAGGTACGGAACGAGGTGAAGTAAATGCCCATCCTACAAGGCATGTGCTCGTCGTTCAAACAGGAGTCCTGGCTGGGTATCCACGACCTTGACACCGACACCTTGAAGATGGCCCTTTACACGGCCAATGCGAACCTGAGCCAAGCCACGACGGTTTACACGACCGCTGATGAAGTCGTCGGCGCAGGGTACACCGCTGGCGGTGAGGTTATCACGGGGGCTCAGGTGCTGCTCTCCGGCACCACGGCGTATCTGACGTTCAACAATCCGTCTTGGTCTGGTACATCGTTTGTCTGCCGGGGTGCGCTGATCTACAACGCCAGCAAGGCCAACCGCGCCATCGCGGTGCTGGACTTCGGCGCGGACAAGACCGCGTCGGGCACGTTCACGGTACAACTCCCAGCGGCCACAGCCGCCGCAGCGCTGCTGCGCTTCGCTTGAGGACACCATGCCGTCTACCTTCACCCCCCTCCTCCGCCTGACCAAGCCTGGGCTCAATGACACGGGCTGGGGCACCACGGTCAACAACGGCACCTTCGAGTTGATCGACACTTCTATTGCCGGGACCGCTACGATCACCATGACGACAGCGGACTACACGCTGTCCACAGCCAACGGGGCGACTGATGAAGCCCGGGCGATGGTGTTGAACTTGACGGGCACCCCTGGAGCGGCGCGGAACGTCATTTGCCCTGCGGTAAGCAAGGTTTACATCGTTACAAACAACACCGCAGGCGGCTTTGCGCAAACGCTCAAGACATCGTCTGGCACAGGTATTTCGGTTCCAAACGGATATACGCTTCTGCTGCGTTGCGATGGGGCCAACGTAGTTACTACGGGTGTGGCTGATACGGCTATTCCGTTCCTCCAAGCCGGCACCGGCGCAGTCACGCGCACAGCGCAAGCGAAGATGCGGGATGTGGTGAGTGTGAAGGATTTTGGGGCGGTCGCTGACGGATCGTTTGCGGCTGGCGGCGCAGCATCTGGCACCGATAACCTTGCGGCGTTCAATGCGGCGCTGGCGGCGGCGGCGTCTACGGGTATCAGCCGCGTCTATGTTCCCGGCGGCAAATACTATCTGTCTGGCAAATTGACTCTGCCAAGTGGGGTCATTTTGGAGGGCGATGGCACAGCTTGGTTGCCGGGCTTTTTAGCCGGAATTGGCAAGGGGACAGCACTGCTTATTAACGGCTCGGCGTCAAACGATTGCCTTGCCTTCGCGGAAAATACGGCAGCACATTCTGGGCTGCGCGACATTTCAATCTACAACACAAACACCAACGCAATCCGCGCCGTCGTGTCTGTCGTAGGCCATCTGTACCCGCGCATGAAGAACGTCGAGATATCAAGCCTGCGAAAAACAACTGGGTCGGGCTTGTATCTAGCTCCATCGGCAACTGGCGCGCAATATGAAACGTTGTGGGGAGACTTTGACAACGTAATGGTCACCATTACGGATGTTGGTACGGCAACAGAGGCAAGCGTGCGGTGGGGACTTCGTATCTACGCCACCGGTGTCGGCAAAGTGTGCAACGCAAATTCGTTCCGCGCGGGTCACTTTGTAGGCACTTGGGGCGGATTGCTTATCGACGGCGCTACCGCTGGCGCCCGCAATCTTTCCAATGTGTTTCATGGGGTCAAGTTCGATACGAACTGGGACGGCACGTTCACGCCAGTTTTCAAAAGCGCGGCGGCTAATGTTTTTGGGTGGCTGAAGAACAACTGTTACATCTACCCGGTGGTGCGACTGAACTACTCTGACGGCACCGCATTCCACGGTTGTTATTTTGAGGCGTTTGGATCGCCGACTACCTACGACGATGGGGTAAACGGTTCTGCAACCCTTTTGGCTGTGGTGTGGATGGACAATGCGACGGAATGCATCCGCACCGGAGCAATCGACTGCAACTTCAACGCCACCTACGTATATGACGCCGGCGCACAAAGTAACATCATGCCGGCTACAAACGGCTTCAAGCACAATAACCAACTAAACGCTGCGATTTTGCTGCGGCAGAGCTCCGCACAATCAATTGCACCCTACGCCTATACGGCGGTACAGTTTGCTACTGTGCTACAGGGAGACGATTCAAGCCTAGAGTGGGATTCATCAACCTATAAAGTTAAAATTCGCCAGCCGGGCGTGTACCAGATATCTGGGCAAGTTTCCTTCGCTGGCTGGTCAACCGCTGGCACATATGCAACATGCCGAATCGTCAGCGGCGGGTACAACATCATAGGAACAACTGCGCCACAAATTGGCTCTGGCAACCAAATAACTACAACTGTCAATGTTGCTTTGCAACTTGCGACAGGCGACACGATTGAACTGCAAACTTTGCAGAATCAGGGCTCATCGCAATCGTTGTCGGCCAATGAAAGCATTCTGAGTGTGGTCAAGATTCAATGACCCCCCGCCCCGCGCCCCACATCATCCGCTGGTTCCTGCGCACGACCGGCTACGCAGGCATCTGCCTCGCGCCGTGGGGCATCTTCATCCTGCCCGAGCATCTGGCAAACCAGCGCCTGACAAGGCACGAAATCGCCCACTGGCGGCAGTGGCAGCGCATGGGCACGGCCAGGTACTACGCCGCCTACTTGTGGGGCCTGCTGCGCCACGGGTACACCAACCATCCAATGGAAATCGAGGCCCGAGCGGCGGAGAACGCGACATGAACTTCGATAACGCATTCACAGAACTCCTCAAGCATGAAGGGGGGTACATTAACCATGCTCTCGATCCGGGTAAAGCCACCAACATGGGCGTTACCGAGGCGGTAGCACGCCGGGTGGGCTACAAGGGTGCGATGCAAGACCTTCCTGTCGATCTCGCCAAGCGCATCTACCTCGAAGAGTACTGGAAGCCGGTACGGGCTGAGGAGCTACCGCCCGCTGTGCGCTACGCCGTCTTCGACGCTGCGGTGAACTCCGGGGTGCGACAGTCCATCCTGTGGCTCCAGAGGGCGCTCGGCGTGGCTGATGACGGGGTTCTGGGCCCCCGGACCTTGGCCGCTGCCAATCAGGCCAACCCGGAGGTGCTTCGGGCGCGTATCATCGCGCAACGCCTGCAGTTTCTCTGCGCACTCAATACCTTCGCCACCTTCGGACGGGGCTGGACCCGCCGCTGTGCAGACATCCTAGCCATGTGAGGTCCACATGAACCCCCTCTTTCTCGGCCCCATCCTCGAAGTCGGCAAGACGCTTCTTGATCGGTTTGTCCCGGACCCCGAAAAACGCCGTGAAGCAGAGGCCGAGTTCCTCAAGCAGGCGATGGATGGAGAGTTGAAACAGGTCATTGCTCAACTGGAAATCAATGCCAAGGAGGCTATGCACCCTAGCACCTGGGTTGCTGGATGGCGTCCGTATTTTGGTTGGGTTGGCGGTACTGCTTTCGCTTACGTGGGTATCATCAAACCGTTGCTGACTTGGTGGGCAAGCATCAAGGGATGGCCCGTGCCGCCCGACATTGATACTGAATTCTTGTGGGTAGTTGTGTCCGGGATGCTGGGCATCGGCGGGCTCCGCACTTACGAGAAGGCTAAAGGCGTGACGAAGTAACATCATGCCGCTGAAAGCGCTTCGAATCCGCCCGGGGGTGTTCCGAGAGAACACCCGTTATGCATCAGAAGACCGTGGTTGGTACTTCTGCGACAAGGTGCGCTTTCGCTCAGGGCAACCAGAGAAGATCGGCGGCTGGCAACAGATCAGCA